CGGAGTTTGGCATGCCAGAGGACATCATGTGCCTCGATGTCGGCGTACGCATCCTCTGCCGCAGGGTAGTCCTTGACCTTGATATCCCACTGGGTGAGGTTTAGGATCTCCTTGGCAGCATCAACGTAGCGTTGCGCCTTCTCGAGGCGCTGAATCACTTTGCCTTCTTGCTATTCTTTGGGGCTCGTGTGAATAGTGACTCGGACTTAATCCTACTTTCAATGGCCCTAGCAAGTCTTCCTCGTGCATTGGCATTAATTGGAATAGACCTTGGAAACTCAAATGCCGGAACACCCTCCTCCAAAGACTTCTTGTTCCAGTTTGAATAATACCTTTCCTTGTAGGAATTAACAGACTGTCTAAGTTTCTCGCCGGAAACCTTTGACACGAGCCTTGACTCGACGGCTGCTGCTTTTTGAGTTTGCCCGGAGGCACGAAGTGCTTTCGCTACGCCAGAAAGTTTATTGGCGCCCACCCCAAGTTCAGAGTACTTCCCTCTAGTTTCCTTTGGGCCAGATGTAACAAACGCTACGGCCTCGTTGGCGGCACGGCTCTGCTGTCGACGGACGGCCTTAGCCTTCTTCCCCATCGACTTATTAGCGGACTTGGATCGCTCCAGATAGTCGCTTGCCATTGTTACACTCCTATGGGTAGACCCCTCCTTAACCGGAGGGAGATCTTCGGGGGCCTTCTCGGCTCCCCTTTCTTTTTAGTTTTACATGCTTGGAAGTCGGGGAGCCTTTCCTCGACCCCCCTTACCCCCCTATATATATACCAGAAAAACGACCCCTTTTTGACACTTCTTACATATTAAGTTTTCTTAACAATATATGCAGGTTTTTACATAGACGCTGAAAAGCCTTCTCGTTCATATACCTGTCAATGAAAAGCCTAGGCCGGTAGTCACTTTGTGCTTGGACGGAGGCGGGGGGTTGTCAGAGGGTATGCAAAGTTTAGGAGGTGGGGTATTACCACGCACGCACGCCTGTCGCCTATAATGCTGGGGGGCGAGGGGGGGTGCAGAAAAAGTCAACCATCCTTGTCGTGGCAGACAAGCCTCCTTGTCTAGGTAGGGGGGAGTGTGTATTACCCCCCCCACCCCACTTCAGCAGGCATGCCCTCCGAACCTGAGCACCCCTCACCTGAGCCCGGCTCACATACACCCCCTCACATACTCCCCCACAGTATCCATACAGGTTAAGGAAACTTAATCAAACGTTAACACTTACCCCATTGACATGAGCACAGCGAGCATGAGACCATGCCTCCTAGCGGCAGACAGTCTCCCCAGCAGGGGTGACGCAGCCCGCTAGGGCATAGGGGGTACAGACATGGCAGCACGGATCAACCAGCGACAGGCAGTGCGAGCGATCGCGGAGCGCATGACGTTCCACGCGGGCGCATTGAACGCAGAATCGGTGCGCGGGGGATCATCCTTCTACGAGGGGATCATGCGCGGGGAGGCATACGAGCAGTGGCGTGCGGATTGTGAGGGGGGTCGCATAACCTACGTGGTGCGCTCCTACTTCACTCCCATCGCATGGTTCACCAAGGATCGCGGCTGGATCGTGCCGGCGGAGAAGTACTCCGTCACCACGAGTAGGCATCAGAGTATCGTGCGCAGGGCAGTCGCTGAGGATCAGGCATACCAGCAGCAACTAGCAGAGGACGGCGCCCGCGCTAGGATTGTGCTGGCACTAACAGCCTGCTAGAGTCAGGGATAGGGGGAGGGGGTGCATACCCCCTCCCCGGATAGGAGGGATCATGGAAGACATGCGAGCGTTGCGAGGGATCGCCAGACAGGCAGCGACGGATCGTGGGCACATCTTGAAGAAGTTCTCGCACCTATACGGCACGGGCTGGAATGCGTACGCGGTGGCATCATGCCGCCTATGTAGTGCGCGGGTGAGGGTAGAGCCATACCCAGCGCCTAATTCAGTCAGTGTATGGGGTGAGGCAGTCGGGGTGGGCTGCCCGGGCAGAGGGTGGCATGTTGCCACCACGCAGAGCGCAGGATAGGAGGGATCATGGGAACGCTGGAGCAGATCATCAGGGACGGTGGCGGCACGTTCGCAGCCGATACCCTTCAGCCGATCACCCCGCAGCGAGGGTACGCAGTGGGGGTGGAGCACGGCACGGCAGTCACACTGGAGGCGGGCGCGGATGAGTTCGCAGTCATCATGGCGCTGGAGTCCGTGGCGCAGGGGTATGCGCACAGGGGAGCACGTGCAGTAGGTGCATGGATTGACGGTGGCAGAATCCACGTGGACCCGGTGCTCATCACAGCGACGCTGCATGACGCCATGCGGGTCGCGCGTGAGTACGGTCAGGCGGCAGTCTATGACTTCAGTACAGGCAGCACAGTGGAGGTGGAATCATGATTGACGTGAATAATCTTCAAGAGTTGATTGACAGTGGCATGGCATGGCGGCTAGAAGGATCCGTAGGGCGGGCGGCTATGCGTGCCATAGAGGACGGTGAGTGTGTGCTCGGTGAGGTTGGGCACACAGATTACTGGGGGAACTACGTACCATCACGATACGAGGTGCAGGCGGGCACCAAGGGATCACTGGAGTATGCGCAGCGTATGCAGGAGGAGTCATGAGCAAAGAGAAGACGTTCGTGGAGATCAGCGCCCGCTTTGATACCCTAGAGCAGGCATTAGAGTGGGCACACACACTGGATGCGAACGGGGTGCGTGAGATCAGCGTGGATAACGGTGACGGATACGGTCTGCGAGAATGCGCTTCAGAGTTGTGCAGTGCAGTGCTCGCATACCCCGACGAAGGGGATACGTGCGAAGAGCATGAGGGGGAGAGATCATGAGCGTAGACGATCAGATTCTGTGGTGCTTCTGCGGCAAAGAGGCAGAGTATCACGCGGACAATAACGAGAGCGGGGTCCTCACAGCGTATTGCGTGAAGTGTGAGGAGCACCGTTCGGAGAAGTACGGTTGCGCTATGATCCTAGAGGAGGGCGCACAGTGCGAGGACGGTGTGTGCGGGTGTGGCGGCACTGGAGTGTATTGAAGGAGGGTGAGATCATGAGCGAACAGATCACGAAGAAGGACTTGCAGCAGGTGGTTGATGGTATCAACCGTAGGGCAGGGCACCCCGAGGGGACCGGAGCCTACACGGAGTACGAGGAGGGTATCGCCCGCTCCACGCTGGGGTGGTACTACTTGCAGGGAGAGTATGGGGGGTGGAAGTTGTATCAGAAGGTGAATCGCGCAGGGGGAGTGAGGGACGTACTCGGGATCGGTGCGGTGCCGAAGCGCATTGCATACTACTTGATGCGAGCCTATGCAAGGGGACTGGATGATGGTATCGTGGACTCGCACTACTCCGTGGCAAAGATCACGGAGAGGGCAGCAGCAGAGAGGGGGGTAGCATGACGGAGTACGAGAAGGATACGGTCAGGATGAAGGTTGTGGCACTGCTTATCTTTGCCGCACTATTCTTCAGCAGTTTTGGTAAGGAGGTTCTATGACGTACGAGAATAAGGAGAATCCGCGGGTGATAGAGGATGACGGAGATCAGTTCGTAGTGTACGAGAATCTGATTATCATTGACGGTCAGGTGCTCGGTGGATTCTACGATACTCATTACGACGCGGTTCTGGCAGCGTATCGGACCATGTGCAACCTAGAGTTGCATGGCTTTGATCCAGAGGGTAGGATCCCCGAGCCGGACGCCATCGCGGAGTACTTCAAGGACAGGGATGACGTAGCGTATGCCGACGTGGCAGAGAGGCGGGTTGTGTATGAGTGAGATCAGTCGGGCAAAGTTGTTTCAGGTTATTCGTAGGCACAACGAGGAGGAGAAGCGCCGCAAGTTCTGGTGGAGAATCACAGTGGCGTTCCTATTCGCCTCGGTGTTCATTGTAGGGTTCGCAGTAAGGGGGTTGGTATCATGAGTGAAGCGATCACGCACAAGGATTGTGGCGGAGAGATCGTCAGTGAGGAGTTGGAGATCGTAGGGTACGAGATAGTCTCCGACGGTTTAGGAGGTTGGGAGTACAAGGGGGAGAAGGCATACTCATACGGAGACGACCATGGATACAGTTCGTACTTCTTCAACTGCGTGAAGTGCGGGTGGAGGACGGAACATGCGTTCTCCATCATTGATGGCGCAGAGATGACGGAGAAAGAATGATCGCGGCAATCTTGGCGGCTGTCCTCATCGCAGGGCAGCCGTCAATCCCCGACAGGGCTACATGGTACGGTGCCCGCTGCCCGAAGGGGGTGTCGTTCCTTGGTCGATCTGATGCGTGCCACCCATACCTGAAGGGTGAGCAGAAGTATTACGCAGCAGCGGGGTGGTTCCGCTGGGGGATGCGACCGAGGACTGCGATCATCACGAGCAAGACAACAGGTCGGACGGTGCGCGTGCTCGTCAGGGATTTTTGCGGTGCGTGCAGACAGAAGAGGTCGATCATCGACATCAGCCCGCTCGCCTTCATCGCCCTCGGGCATGATCTCGGGAAGGGAACGGATCGCGTGTTCATCAGGTATTTGGAGGAGGGTAGATGAGCGACATGAAAACGGTTGACGACGAGGAGTGTAAACTGTGCGGGTTTCCCGATCTAGATGGACTTTGGTATGACGGAACCTGCGACGAGTGCCACGACATCATCATCGAGCAGAGCATCCACCGTGCCATAGAGGGACTAGAGAAGGAGGGGGAATGAGGAATCATCACGCATACGAGAAGAAGAAGAGACGGTTCTGGGACGAGCGCATCGCAGCGGGTCGGAAGGCTCGGGAGTTAGGGCATCAGCCCGAGTTCCATCTTGACGAGGAGTTTGAGGTAGCAATCAACTGCCCAGACTGTAATCTATGGGGGAGGATCGTCCTCTCTCCGGTCGGGTCGAAGGACCCAGACGACATAGGAGGGCGGGTGCTTACAGTTCCGTGCTCGCCCCTCGCGGCTCACACATCGGAGTCGGAGTTGCATTGGGACTTATCGGCTGGTAGTATAGGACTTCCAGCCATGTTTGCGGGGGTAGGTTATGAACCAAGAATCACAGCCAAAGACGAACTCATCCCAGTCGGAACCAAGGCTAGAGAGCGAACAAAATCAGTCTGGACAAAGAGGGGTGAAGGATGACGCAGCCAAACGACACTGGAAACTATACCACCCACGATACTCCGTCCAGCCATGCCCTCGGTGCGGACACCCAGAGGCGGACGGTTGGTACTGTGATGTGGACGACGGAGGATGCGGATGGTACGTCCCCCGCATCAGGCATCCGAAGAATGCCAGCCGTGCCGAGCAAGAGGACGCAGCATCATGATACTGTGCTAGGGATAGTCATCGTAGGATTGTATGTCCTTCTGACGCTTGGAGCAGCCAAATGAGTAGGACAACACCAGTATCACAGGAGGCGGAGCGCAGCATCATCGGTTCGATGCTTATCGACCCGACTGTTGCGTCAATCGCTTGTGAGCGGCTTTCGGAGGAGGACTTCTTCCTCCCCGATCATCGCTCTGCGTTCTCTGCCATCCGTTCCATCGTGCGGCGTGGCGGCGTGCCCGATGTCGTGTCGGTGGCAGACTCTCTCACGACGGTCGAGCCCATGTCGGGGCCGGGTTGGGGTAGCATCCTCTCGGGGTACCTGCACGATACGCCGACATCAGTGAACGCCGAGCAGTACATCACCATCGTGGAGCGCAAGTCGGTGATGCGTGCCATCATCTCTGGCGCACACAAGATCGCAGAGATCGGGTACGAGGATGATCCCGAGGTGGATGCATCCATCGACAAGGCGGAGTCGATCATCTATTCCCTGAACCGCAAGCGCAAGGCGGAGAACGCGATCACGCTGAACCAACTGATCCCCGAGACCATCGAGCAGATCAAGTTCATGGTCGAGCACAAGGGGGAGCGGCTCGGCATCCCATCGGGACTGAACAGCATCGATCGCATCACAGGCGGGTGGCAGAACAGCGACCTAGTCATCATCGCAGCGCGCCCTTCGGTGGGAAAGACGAGCCTCGCGCTGAACATGGCGCAGCACGCCGCTGTTCGACATGGCAAGAGCGTTGCCGTGTTCTCGTTGGAGATGAGCAAGGAGCAACTCTCGACGCGCCTCGTAGCGGGGGTGTCGGGCATCGACATCGGCAGAATCCGGCGCGGCGACATCAAGGGCATCGACATCGCACGCATCGCAGCATCAGCGGGCAGCCTTCTGGATGCGAAGATCATCATCGACGACACACCTGTAGCAACCGCTGCCGATCTTCGTGGTCGGTGCCGACGCATCGAGTCAGAGCATGGGCTCGACCTGATTGTGGTCGACTACCTGCAACTCATGACGGCAGACCGCACGACAAAGGATGCCAACAGGGTATCCGAGACGAGCGACATCAGCCGAGGGCTGAAGCGCCTCGCCCGAGAGATGGGCAAGCCAGTCATCGCCCTGTCGCAGTTGAGTCGGTCATCGGAGCACCGTGAGGGTGGGCAGCCACGCCTCTCCGACCTTAGGGACTCTGGGGCCATCGAGCAGGACGCCGATGTGGTGCTCATGCTGTGGCGTCAGAACCCACCCGACATCATGAACGAGTACGAAGAAGTCAAGGCGATCATCGCCAAGCACCGAAATGGTCCAACTGGTATGGTAGACCTGTCGTTCCACAAGGCAACGACAACATTCAAAGATAAGGAGTTCTAAGATGGAGGGGAGATACGGACCGAAAGACCCTGACGCATGTTGGGAGTGCGAGGATAACTTTCCTGAACTTTATAAGTGTTGGGAGTGTGAGGAGTACTTCATGGAGATTGCCCCTGTGGTGTTCGTTGACCCTGTGCAGTACATCTGCATGGCGTGCTGGGAGGGGATGAATGCCAACAAGTTATCCGATCTCTACGACGACAACGACGACCTGCTACTCGATGACGTTGCGCTTCCTGAAAAGGACGACCTCTAACTCTCGCTCGTCAAGGGATGAGAGCGGCACCGTCGGCTCATCTTGGTGCGCCTCCTTGCCCACGGTGCTGGCGTAGATGATGCCAAACTTCCGGCAGTAGGCTCTAACACTGAGGCCGAGGCGCTTTGCCTCGGCCTTGAAGTATTCCTCGGGACGCTTCGGCATCACTTCTGATCGCTCTTCTCCCTCATGTACTCCTCGAGCACATCGACCGCAAGGATCATACCATAGCGGACATGCACAATAGTCTGCTCTCGCATGAGGGCTGGGCTACCCATCGCCTTCAGGATCGACTGCTTCGTGTCGGAGTCAATGAGGTTGGTCTGCCCGATAAGTCTGATCAAACGCTTTCTTACTTCTTCCAAGTCGCTCACTTTTCCTCACCTGCTCGGGATACCTCTGACCACTTGTTCTCTCCGAGCGCAATGAGAATCATGGCGTAGTTCGCAATGTCGATGAGTGCATCACGCACGCCATCGTTGTACCAATCCTTGCTGACTTCCGGAACGCCGGACTTGATGGTGCCGTTCAGCGAGGTTGCAATGCGCCCGCACTTGTCGAGTGCAAGACGAGAGAACACACCGTATGGACCAAGCCCTTCGATGTTGGCAGGGCCGTACCCTTCTTGGCGTTGGACGAGGATGTCGTACGCTTCCTTGTTCAGTGAGCCAAAGTAATCAGTGAATTCCTTCGGTACTTTGCGCATCGTAGATCTCCTCCAACTTATCTGCTGTTGTATCCTTGACGAGGACATTGGCAATCATGAACCGCTCACCGCATTCGCATTGCCATAGACGAATCGACAGTCGGGGGGTGAGTACTTTGTATGGCTTTCGCGTTGCCCGAATCTTCTCCGACTTGCACTTCGGGCAGGCGATCCCCATCAGCATCAGTCCTGATCGATAGCCACAAGGATCAACGCCGCACAGGCGAATGACCCCCATGGGAAGGGAGCAAGGGCTGCTAGAAGCCCCGCAAATGCCAGTAGGAGGGCCGTACGCGGGCGCTTGCTCCTTAGTGGGGCCTGGATAGCCCTGACCGCTCTCTGGACGGCTGTAGGCTGTTCTTCTCGGTCCTCTGGATTAGTCGCCAATTGATACCTCCCCGACCAACTTGGTCGCTTCTTGCGCGGCACAGGTTGCCTGCGTTAGGCGTGCCGCATCTTTAAACTGGTCAGGCAGGTTGCCTGCTTTCTCTTCGAGTGCTGCGTAGATGTAGTTGAATGCGCGTGTCCACGCAAGCAATCCATCCTCAACGTTTGGCTTTCTCTTTACGTATGGTACGCTCACTTGGCTCCCTTCACCCAGAGTTCAAGTGCATCCTTGTCAGCAAGCGGAGAGATCGTATCCTTCTCGGAGATGATCGTCACATCGTGCTTGCTTACAAGTTGTTCAACCTCGGGGAATGATCGATAGTTTACTGCAACTTCATGCGCACCATTGTATGCAGCGGAGCAGAGGTACGTGACCGTTGCATCGGTGATGGCAATGAACCCTCGGGCCCACCACCACGGCGCGTAGAACAACTTGCCGTCGCCAGCCTCCATCTCCTCCGAGATTACCTGACCGTAAAGTTTTGACATCGGGTCAATGTTGACAGCAAAGATGAGCGCCTTGCCAGACGACACCATCATCGCTTTGTCCATGAAGAGTTGAGCATGCAGTCCACGGAACACGCCGGCTAGCGACCACGATGCGTTCGCTTGACGGACACTGAAGCCCGGGATGGATCGGTACGGGTCCTTGACGATCTCAAGGAAGTACCCACGAGAGTCTTGATAGACTCCGTTCTGGATGACCCTCGGCTCGAGGGAAACGTTAGCGAGATGGTTCGTCATTGAGATACTCCTCCAAATCAAATGTTACCATGTAGCGCCGCTTTGTTCCAGCGCCTTCTGCGCTTACGTGGACTGACCCACGCAGCCTGTCCGACCGATACTCTATCGACTGGATCAGATCCCAGATCCGCTCGGGGAACGTGCCCCCGCTCTTGATCTGTAGTTCTAGGTGTCCGTTCTCCACGTCGACCTTTCCGCCGAACATCCCAACACGCTTGCCGCCAATCATTTTGGCGACGGCTAACTCGATGGAGTTGCCCCTCTTGCGGTTGTTCTTGCCCCTTCGAGCGCGTTCAGCGTCAGTCATTCCTGAGCATCAAGAAGACTGGCGTGTTCTCCCCAACGTAGGCACCGCCAACGTTGAAGTCGAAGAACTCGATGGCCTCCTCTTCAGTCATGCCGTCACGCTCGACCATTACCTCAAGGCACTTGTCGTAGTCGTAGATAGCGACCGGGTAGTTAAACCTTCGACCGTAGCCGACCAGTGCATCCTCGAATCCGTCGGCAAGCAACGCCTCTTCAAAGTCTTGAAGCAGATCGTTGTGATCCTGAATCTGAAGATCCTTCATCTTACCCATCTACTTAGTCTCCATACACTTGCGGTGCACCCAGTGCCATTCGGTACTTCGGCGAGCACCAATGAACTCAATAGATTGTACACGATACGAGTCCCCTTGCTTGTCAATAGCGAGGGCACACTTGATGCACGGTCGTGGCGTCCACTTGCCGATGCTTCGCTCTCCCTTGCCCGACTTGACTGCTGGACTCATATGATCTTACCTCTCTCGTAGTTGGAGATTGCCACGTTGTTCCTCGGGTCCTCGATGTAGTCTCGCACCCACTTGAGTAGTGGGCGGACCGGGTGCTCGCACCAGCGGCAGCCCTCGCTAGTGCGGCTGCACCCAGTCCTGTTGTCACTCATGCGGTCCAGCGCACAGCGCGAGGCTTCGACCGCGTCGTAGGGGCTTTCGATCACTCCTTATTGCCCCGCTGGGACAACGGGCCCCAGACGCAGCGTGAGATCTCTCGAAGGGTGAAGTCTGCATACGAGCGACCGTCCTTCTCGATGTTCTTACCCCACTTGCCAATCGCCACAGCGTCGGCGCGGGGATCGCCCTCTGTCTTCTGTGTGTTCGCCCAGTCACGGATCTTTCGGATGTGATCCCATGACGGCTCGTCGAATGACGTGAACGTCACGTAGAGATAGCGGTTAGGCTTGTCGCCCTTCTTGCCGCCCTCGACCCACAACTGATACTCGTATGAGTTCATCGAACCCTTGAACGAAAGGATCTTCACGCCAGATGGCAGCGTCCTCTCCTCAGGCTCGAACTTGTCGCTGAACCAAAACAGGATTGTCTCCATTAGAAGTCTACCTCCTCAGGCTTTACGGATGGCTTCGGTGCAGTCTTCACACTGTCGCCAAAGATCTTCTCGGCAGCACGTGCGATGGTCGCATCGCCGCCATCATTCTCTGGGTCATCGCCGGTAGGGATCAGGAACGTCGTGAGCAGTGCGTACTTGAGCGCACCAGTCGACGACTTGTACACATGCTTGTCGCCACTGTCAGCGCCAGAGCCGAGCGTCTGGATGTCCAGCGTCTCGCCTGTGTCACCGTCAATGAAGCGCCATGTGTACCGTGCCGTCACGATAGCCTGCGTACCCTTCGGGGTAAGCCCCTCGGATACCACGTCAACCGCGGCCGGGACCATGATGACGTTCAGTTCACCGAGCGCCGTTCGGACCTTGTCCGCGACGTCCGATGCCATGACGTACTTGTACCCCTGAGCGGAGTTCGTCCCGCCCTTCTGGACGTAGCCAACCTTGGCCATCACCTGTGAAAGTTTCGCTGCTAGTTTCATCGGCTGCTCCTACATTCTGTCTGCCACCTACAATACGAACATGGGTACTTCCAACCGCCCTTCGGCGACTTGGCCCACGCATCGGGGATGCGAGGTGGCTTCCTATCCCCGTAGTAGTTTAGCACACGAATGGTTCGGACTGCTCGGTCCTGCCATTCATTCGGGATGAGGTACTCGTCCAACGAGAAGGAATCCTTCTCGATGTAGACGACACGCACGTCATCCACGGGTGTGCCAAGGTGCTTGAGCGCCGCCGCGTAGGACGATGCCTGCACCATGTGTTCCCTCTTCGGCTGTCCGTTGCGGTATTTGCGGGCGTTCGACGATTCGGTCTTAAACTCCAGCACGGATTTCGTGCCATCCTCCCACGTCACCAATGCGTCGATGTTGCCCGCAAAGTTCCACTCTGGTATCTGAATCGGGACCTCCGGCTGTATGTCGGCAAACCTGCCTGAGTCGGCAAGGATCTTAACGATCTCCTCCCCGAACAGATTGCCCACCTTGAAGATGCCGAACAACTTCTCTGCGAATGGCTCGGTCTCCGGCACGCCGTTGGAATCGTACCAGTGCGCCCGAATACAGCCACCAAGCAAAGAACCCCGCCACTTCTCTTTAGAAGGGCGAGGCTCTCTAATCTTGAAGACACCCTCGACCACGCTCTTTACGCTTTCCATGGTCGGAGTATACAGCCCCACGCGGGGCCTGTCAATTACAAACGTCCGTCCTGTTCGATGATCTGCTTTACACGCTGGATACGGGTCGGATACTCCTCACCCATTGCCTGCGCCGTGCGGAAGACCCTCATGATCTCCTTGTCGTGCTCTAGGTAGGTGAACGGGTGCCCCTGACCAATGGTCGTCGACATCCGCTGGGTATCCAGCCAGTAGTCCCGGGCGTCAGCATTGCTCTCTGGGCATGGCACAAGGGCCGACTCTGTAGCCCGTGCCACCCTGTCGGCAATCTCGAGCACTGTCGTGTTCTCCGTTGCGCAGTTCACAATGCCACGATGCCGGGTCGTAGCCGCCGCCACCAAAAGGTGGGCAGCATCCTTGACGTGAAGCATTGGTCGCCGTGCGTTCTGGGCAGGGGCCACCTCTCGGTTCTTCGCCGCCTGCCAGCAGAAGGCATTGACTACGATGTCCCGGCGCATGTTCGGGCTCCAGCCCCACAGCGTACCGAAGCGTAGGCAGATGGCGTCGTACTCGTCCGAGGTCTTGTCGAGTGAAGAGATGTACTCGTCGACCGCTACCTTTGCCCGGGCGTATGCCGTCAGCGGCTTAGTCGCATCCCCCTCTTCCGAGAAATGATACTTGTCCGTTGACCCGTAGACCGACGCCGAGGAGGCGACGACGTGCCTGGCTTCCGGGTATAGTTCCATGAGACGGATCGTCCCGATCACGTTGATGCGCTTGGTCAGGGTGTCGTCGATCTCCGAGAGCGGGTCGTTCGACAGGCCAGCAAGGTGCACCACCACGTCCACGTTGGACGGCAGCATCGCCTGCTTATCCGAACGCAGGTCAAGGAACAGTTGCTCGTCCGGTAGATGGTCTGCGTGATCGGTCAGGTCGAAGGTCGGCAGGAACCATCCGGTGTCTAGCCCGACAGTGTGGATGCCTGCATCCTTCATCTGCCGGACCACGAGTGGCCCGACGTATCCAAGGTTGCCAGTGATCAGTGCTTTCATAGTCCCTTCCTCACATACTCCTGCACTGCCTCTGCCCAGTGTCGGAGTGCCGGTAGTTTAGTATTCTTTAGGTTGCCCCACATTGGGCGGGTCTTATCCTTGCGCGTTACTGCCATGACCTTTGCCTTGTTCCTTACCTGCTCACGAACGAAACTTGCGAACACTGCCCAGTCGGTCGTGCCCTCGTTGGTTACGTGGTAGATCCCGGGATCACCATCGAGCGCAAGGTCGACGATTACAGGCGCAGCGTCTGGCATGTACGTCGGCTTGAAGTGTTGGTCGCACGGCAGTTCCAGATTGTTCTGGCTGCTCATTGCGAAGTCAGCGAACGATGCCTTGAATGGAGACTTATGTGGGCCGAACGGGCTACTGATCCGGACGACGATGCCGCCACGATCCAGCACTACCTGCTCGCCGCGCAACTTGCTCTGCCCATACACGGACAGTGCCCCATGGCTAGGCTCTTCCTCATGCAACGTCCGGTTCTTTTCGTTGAGGTCGTAGACATAGTCCGTGCTAATGTACACCTGTCGGAAGCCAGCCTCGGAGACCGCGAGCGGGATGTACACGTTCGCCTCGTCGGCCTCGTGCGGCTTGCTTTCACAGAGCGCAATGTCCCGCTGAGCAGCACAGTTGATGACTGCCTTTGGGTTGGCATCCTTGATTAGGCCAATCAGTTCCTCACGGTCGGCCCAGTCTTTGCGGGAGAGGAACAGATAGGGGATGCCCCTCTCCCGTAGTGGATCGGCAATGTGTTGGGCAGCCTGCCCCGTGCCAAGAATAACAATCACTTCTTCACTCCCGTCTTTCCGCCAGTCATCTTCACGCCTCTGCGTGCGATGAGCCAGTTGGCAATCTCCGGCCAGTTGTCGTCATATTTTATCGCCTTGTCGTCGATGTACGCAATCGCGGTCGGCTTTCCGAACCCGGTGTGGATCTTGTGGTATGGGATGTGGTGCTTGTGCAGCCACTCTGCCATCCAGCGCGTGCGTTCGCCACGGTCGGCGAAGCCCTCCCATGCCCGGGACGAGTGGATCACGATGAGGTACCCTGCGTTCCAGAGTTTAATCATCGCATCCTTGGCGCCCTTGGTCGGCACGATCTCGTCCATGACCTCGATGGCTAGTGTATCATCGAAGTCAACGGCGATGGAACGCTGAATGATTTCGTCAATGCTCACTTGCCTTCGTACCTGCGTCCACGCCATGCGAGTGCAGATCCCGTCCACGAAGCGAAGTCAGCCTGCCACTCGCCTGCCTGCTCACCCCAGAGTTCAATGACTGAGAAGCCAGCCGACCATCGGCTGACCTGATGTTGCGCAAGGTACCCAAGTTCCGTGCGCTGACACATCATGCCCGTCGAGATGGCAACGATCTTCTTCTCTGGTAGGTCAGCAAAGCCACCCACCGTTCGGAATGCCATACCCTGTGAGTGATCGTGCCCGCCGACAACCGACACGCCCGCCGCTTCAGCGATAGGCAGGATTGATGCAGCCCCGCCCGAGTTGCGTGAGTACGTGCCATGCGTGGCGATAAGGTCTGTCGTGATCTTGTAGTACGAACGCAGATGCTCTGGTCCGTTGAACACTGGCTGTTCGTCGAGGCACGACTGGATCCCCAGTGTGTCGAAGCGCAGCAGGTTGGCCAACGAGAGCAACTCCACGCCGTTGGCATCAACAAGGCCTACCAATTCAGGGGCCTTCTTTGCCAGCCACTTGGAGAAGCGGGCCTCGTGGTTTCCGTAGACAAACAAAATGCTCGCCTCTTTCCCAGCAGCAGCGCGGATTTCCGCGAGCCGTAGGTGAGCGCGAGCGAGTTCTTTCTGAACAGGGAGACCGAGTCGTGGGTCCTTGTCGTACGAGGATACGCTAGTCAGGTCGAGGATATCTCCAGTGAGTACGATGCGGTCCGGACGCTCCGTTGCAAGGAACGTTAGGAATGCAGCAAAGACATCACCGTCCTCGAATGGGAACTGGAAGTCGCCTGCGGCAACGACCAACTCGCCTCGGGTCAAGGAGGTAGGCTTCCCAACACGGGACAGGTACTTAACCTTCACAGGCTCCACTGGCTCAATGACATGTGGCACCCTTCCTAAGGAAGTATATATATTTCTATTATTAGAATTATCTACTTCCTTAGGAAGTACTCCCTTTGGAAGACTTCCAAGAGTATAACTGTCTTTCAACTGCTTGTCAAATCGTACGAAACGCTTCTGGGCTGCGTCCTTGGTCATGCCCAACATCTTGCCAATTTGTGAGAACGAGAGGCCTTTGCCTCGGAGCATGGCGATATCGTTGTCGATATCTGAAGCCATTAGTTCCTCCTAGTTGCCTATCCCAAGGACCTTCAAGACGACTGTAACAATCGCCCCGGCAGCACTTACTGCGATCCCCACACGCCATCTTAACGCGAGCGCATCTTTTTGTCTATTCTCATCCACAGCCTCGGCGCGATGTTGAAAACTTTCTACCTCGCGGAGGCGCTCCTCGATGCGGTCTAGGCGCTCAGAAAGATCTGAGCGTACCTCACGTATTGCCTCAAGGAGCGAGTGGAAGTGGGACGAGGTCATCGGCCCAACTTCGTGTAAGAGAAGGTCTTCTTCTTCTTGCCCGTAGTGGTCGTCACCGTAGTGGTTGCACCGACGGTGGTAATCGTCGTCTTGGACTTAGGCTTGACTGAAATGTTGGCCGACGGCTGTTGCGGAATGTCCGTAGGAGTTCCGTCCTTCCCTGGTGCGGGCGGCGGTACGTTCTGGTCTTGCGGCTGAGAAGGCGTCTGTGGGCTAGTTTCCAACTGATCTGCCCCACCGTTCATAAACGGATCGCCAATTGGAACGGCAGACAAGTGCTCGGGGCCGGCGTCAGTGGTAGGCTCGAAGACTGCGGTCTCAACGCTGATCTTAGAGATCGGGCTCTGTTCTCGGTAAGGTACCAACTCAAACTCTCGCTGGCTTCGGTTGTAGAAATCGAACGACAACTCTTCGGAGCCGTCCTCTCGCCCAACCCACTGCTGCCCACGAAGTGTTACATTCGTGTCAATATCAACGAGCCCTCTCTTGATAACTACGCGCACGTCGTCGCCCAACTTGTAGTTTTTGTACGGAATAATCGAACCGTCGACAACCGCAAGGTTGATGACCTTGAGACGCTCTGGGCTAGACTCGTTTAGGTTGTACGCTGCCCGTGCAGAGACAGACTCCTGTGAGATAAGGTCCTCTTGGATGTCCACGCGGTCGATGGTGCCATAGGTAGAGGCGAGGGCTGAGGTTGCATAGTCGGACCAGATCTTCGACGAAGAGGTCCCGAAGATGCTTGTTGCAATTAGCACTGCCCGGGTCCGCAGGTTGCGGAAGTTTGGGCTGTACGAGAACCGCTTGACATTCCACCCGTAGACTAGCCGCACGCTGTTGTTTGGCGTGGTAGCATAGTTCATGTCAAGGAAGAAGGAATCGTAACTTTGGGTTGACGACTCAACCCTGTTGCCGAAGACGACTTTGCTAGTCGTGCCCTCCTGGGCAATGGCAGCCATGTTGAACAGGAACTCGCCACGCTGTTCTCCGGCGGTGAAGATGTCGTATGTCTTTGTGGCAGCATTGATCGTCCCTTCGACGGTAATGAAGCCGAGCCGGGAGTTGGTGCTAGTCCGGGCGGCGCTAAGTTCAGACTGCCAAATCTCAGAGATCGTCTTGTTGTCGTATGTTACAGTTGTCGAGGGGTTAGAGATCACGGCAGACACGTCGGTCAGCGTCTGGTTCAGGGCCGCCATGTAGTCGATGCCGTAGAAGACCGTCTCGTTGTCGGTAGCCTGATAGTCCTGAAGGATGCCCGTGCCGACTGTGCGGTACACGGCGTCCTCTTCGTCCCATCGGTCAATACGGTAGTGACGCTCGAGTGGCAAACACTCGGCGATCTGGGGGTGGTTGTATGGCAGCGTGAAGAACGCCTCGCCGCCCTCGTTGAGATACGATGAGACACCGATGTACTTTGCGTCCGAGATCACGGCCCTAACAGTACCTCGACCGCGGCCCGATCCTGTCGTGTCCCACAGGGTAATGCGGAACGGAGACTGGGAGAACCAGCGGCCCTGTGCGCCAGAGCCCGTAACCCTTGGGGCGCTGGTAATCTCGAGCACCTGCGTGTCAGAGATGGCACTGGTGGCGGCAGCGGTGATGGTTAGCGGGCCCACTGTGTTGCCCGTAACGAGGCGCGAAGCGACGCCGTTGAGGGCGGTGGCTGCGCCGATGTTTGACAGGGTACCAGTGCCAGCCTGGGAGAATGTTACAGAGGCGCTGCTAGACGTCAGTACAGACAGCGAGACGTCGCGCACCTCTGCCACAAGGACGAGGTTGCTACTTGACGGTAGCGGGGTACTTGACGACGTGATGACGATGTGATATGGTTGGATTGTGAAGGTGGTTGATCCACTCGTGACCGTCGAGTTGTAGGCGCCGGTAATGGTAATCGCCCCCCCTGTGGTCGCCGTTACTGCCGCAGAGATAATGCCAGCAGCGGCGGTAACAGTGGTCAACCCCGTCACACCACCTGCCCCAGTTTTGGTCAGGGTGATTGGAGTTGTAGAGTCGTCGGTCATGATCGCGCCGACGCTGTCTCGAAGTTGGGCGGTCAACGTACGGGCAAAGCCTGCGGCAATCTCCGCAGTGCTGGAGGTGAAATGAACTTCTCGTGGTGTTACGCTAAAAGATTGCGTGCCGTCAGTGGTAGCGGTACCGTAGAAGGCTCTGATGTCCAGTTGGCCAACACCGGTGGCTGTGATGGTTGTCTGTGCTATGCCGGCTACCGCGGTGGCGCTGGAGATGGCGATAGCGATATCACCAATGGAAGTAGTGTCCTCACTGAAGACAATGACGCCAGTGAAGGAAGTATCGACAGCACTAGTGGCGCTGTCGTATACAGCCGCTGAAATTGTCCGTGTTCTGGTAAGGGTTAGATCAGCAGTGGAACTACTAAATTGAATGTAGTCAAACGCCACTTAGTACCACGCCTCACGGTAGGACACATTGATGAGACCGAGCGTGCTACCGGAGTACGTCGTTGTCAGCGTGGTTGCTGCATCATCAACGGGTGGGATAGATCCAAAGTTATAGACCGCAGTATCGATCACGTCCTGTCTCAGGGTCGTGACGTACGACCCGCCGGCAGTGGAACGGAGCCCTCGGAGAACAGTCTGGTTCTCGAAGTTGACATACCAACGGACCTCGTTCGTCGTGGTCTTGTCGATAAAGTCAAGGCTGTTGAGTTTGAGAACCTGAGCGTCCATAGTGAACGTGACCGACGCTACGGTCGCAGCCGCATAGGAGACAGCCGAGGAGTAGATCAACTCAAAGGTTGGGAAAGCGATAGCCGAACCCAGGTTGGGAAAGGACGTAGTCGCCGAAGACGCGGTAATGGCGATGCTCCGCTCGGTGGCTGAGAACCGATACGGCGTCTTTGCGAGCAGCGTGAATCCTACCGTAGCAGCAAAGCCCTTCGCAGATACGCCGATAGACTGCGATGATGTAAGTGTTACCGTGGGCAATGTGGCAGGACGAACGAGCATCATCATCGGCACGAACCCTGTCGAGTAGTTGGCGGTATCAATGGTCGCCTGCGAGAAGGCCAACTGGCGGAAGCCATAGTCAGCCTCGTATGATCGTGGGATGGGACGCATGGCATCAAGGAACCCCTGGATCTTGTCGCCAAGGTCTCCGCTCGATGTACCGAATACGCCGCAGACGATAGAGAGCGTACGAGTTCCGAGGTAGGTATCGGCTACGTCAGCCCCATCACGGAGCGCCCGCTTGTCGATGTACCCAACCAACGGAGCCTCGTTGAACCGGGCAGACAGCACCTTATACCCGCCCCGTGGGGCAGGAGTCGTTACGTCTGAGGCACCGATGCTATTGAAGTCAATGGTGTTTCCGCCAGCCGTCTGGTAGGTAATCGGTCGATTAAAATCCATTACCCAATCCTCCGCATCTTGCGGAGACGGGTTTCCTCTCGCCTCACGCGCTGTTGATTAGACAGTGCGATCTGGTTCATGGATAGGGCGGACACATCGGAGTTTCCCGACTGGACCTGCCACTGCTGGAATGCCACACGGTCAGAGAGCAGGCGGCTGAATGCCTCGGCCTGAGCCCACACGCGCACAGCGTTGATTGCGGTTACATCCATGTCCGTCGTGGATGTGGACGAAGCGAGTTGGATGAATGTGCTATACCCAAAGATGCGCATCGTACCGGGCGATGAGAGCGTGTAGTGGGGCGGGAAGAAGATAATGTTGTTGTGCACTTCCCAGCCTGAGTTCGGGCCGTCCGAGGTGGACGGGAGGACCGTCTCCTTGTACTTACCGCCGCTGTCGTAGGAGTCCACGCGGAACGGCCACGACACATCAGTAAGCGCAACGGAGAACACTGATCCAGAGACCGGCTGCGTGAACGCAGTCGTCTGAATAGCATCCTTCGGATAGAACCCATTGACCCAGTCAATGCCTGAGTTGATAAGGTCATCGACCTCGCTGTCGGTCCAAGTCGCCCCGTTAGGGTCGCGTAGGTCCCGACGAACCATTGTCCGTAGACTGCTAAGTGTTTCTGCCATTCTTCCAAATCCCCTTATTCTCTACTGCCCACTTAAAGGCGTCTGCCCACTCGACTGCTCTGTCCTTGTAGTTGTATTCCTTGAGCACCCGTTCCTTCGCAGCGCCTGCCAGTTGCTCTCGTAGATCCTTGCTTCGCACGACTGCCTTGACGGCGTCGAACCATTCCTGTCGCCCCTTGGCGAGCATTCCGTCCACCCCGTGGCGGACCATGGAATACGGGGCCTCCCCGTACTTGAATCGTTCACCGATAAATGCCGCTCCGACCATTGCGTACTCCAACCAGTGGAGTTCCGACTTGCACTTGTCGAAGGAGTCTCCGCCAAGCGGCGCAATGCCGACGTCTGCGTGGCTTCCTGTAAGCGTCTCCGCAAACCCTCGAATGTTTTCAACGTATGGGTAAGCCTCGTCAAAGAACGGAGCAATGACGTGCTCCGTGCCCGGGTTTACTCCGATGAAGACGTTCCAGAGTTCCTTGCGGAGGTCTTCAATCGCTTTGCCGGCGTATCCGCCTTCCCACTTACCGCCAACCCCGCTGGGATATCCTGCGTAGTCCCGCATTCTCGCGGTGCTACCGTAATAGACCACGCGAGGGCGTTGGCCGCCATGCTCGGGGCGAGGACGACTTGACGTATAAATCGAAGGATCGATTGCATTTCTAATTACCTTAATGTTATTGTTTAGGTACCCGTACGCATCCTTGATGGGACCGGTACTAGTTGTCATGAGGTCTGCTCGCTTTGCCATCCGCTCAATGAGCGGTCGCTCTGCGGCGACATCCGGTGAGTAACCATTCCACGAACGGATCTGAAAGTGATTGTCGTCCGTCTCGTAGATCATCGCCTTCGTGTTGCTCTCGCTCTCGAAGGCTGGCCACATCCACTCAGTGATTGAGTCTCGGACCTTCATCTCGTGCTCATGGCCCGTGATGAACTGCGGGTCCTTACTCGCTGCGCCGCAGGTATCGCACTTGGCGGAGCAGTTGTAGTATCGGCGGAACATGATAACGTCCGCCCAGTCAATATCGCTGGTATCAACGGAGAGCAAGCCCTTGGCCATCGCCTCCTGTTGCGTCATTCCCTTTGCTTCGTCTTTAGCAATGAAGTTGACTTTGTCGATGTGGCGGACTTCGATGCCCATCTTCTTCCACTCTTCATCGAACATATGCCCACGGAAGTAGGCGCAGGGCCCCTGCTCAGCAGTGCCCCATACTAGGACTTTCATATTCCTCCAGTCTGGATTAGGCCATACTTGCCCAGACTTATTCTACCTGACTTTCCCCCCGGTGTCAAACGACACCGGGGGTACTCATCTGCCTAAAGGCTTAGACTGCGACCGTAGCCTGAGTCTTCAAGACACGGTATCGAGCGCCCGCTGCGTCAAGCAGGAGGGAGCCGAAGCGCATCTTGTAGCCAACCAGCGCCTTCTGGGCGAGTGGGTCGGTGTGATCACCACCCGGAGCCACGAAGTACGACTGGAGGGTCTGGCTGTCGCCAATCGTGTAAGCGTCTGGTCCGAGGAACAGAGCGTTGTACACGTTGCCGCTCGAAGCACCAGCGGTCGCGTAGACCTTGGCGTCCGAGGAGACGATGAAGCGCACGCCAGCGAACATACCAATCTCATTCGTGAGAAGCGGCATGTTGTTGACGTACTTGTTCGCCTCGATCCAACCATTCACGCTGGTGTCTGACACAAGGTCATATTCCTGTGAAGGGTGGATAATGCAGCGGTACGTGCCGTCAGCGAACTGAGGAACGTTGCTGCCCTTGAGTCGAGCAACCATGTTCTTAACGAACGCGCCCGTGAGCACGCCAGCAGCGGCAACAGCCGAGTTAGCGGTGTTCTGGGTAAGCGTCGTTGCACCAGTTGCACCAAACACAGCGGACGTAAGAACGTTCGCGTGAATGTTGTCGCGGACAAGAACGTCCATCGAGCGGGTCGCATTATAAGCAATGCGCTCTGCTGCGATTGAGATCAGGTCATGCGGCGAGTCGATCTGCGCGAGGTCAGAGACTGCAACCGTTGCACCATACTGTGCAGCGGTGAAGAACTCGGACGAAATCGTCAGTTCGTTATCGGTTGGCGCGGTACCTTCCGAGAGTGCCGTTGTGTTGACCGCGAGGTCAGCGTAACGTGCATAGCGGAGGGTGTTCGTGCCCTTAATGAAGCGAGCAGGGACATAAAGACCCGGCATCGCGTGAACGGCTCGTGCTCGCAGTTCCTCTTGCGCTCGTGCAGAAACAAGTTCCTGTACTAGATCAGAAAAACCTGAGGTAGCCGTAGTGGTGGTAGCCATCTACTGTACTCCTTTTTATCGACTAAATGGATTCCCCAAGGCCTTCATCCTTTCAGAGATGTCTGCACTTGTGGCTTTCTTGACTTCCACTGCTGGCTCACGCCGTGGATTATTTGGATCAATGCGAGGCGCCGACTCAACCTCAGCGACGCGGGAGTCAAGGAACTTCTCGAAGGCGGCCGCTTGGGCCTCTTCATCAAAGTTCGCAGTGTCCTTGCGGAACTGTGCGTAGAGTGGGTGCTGCCTTGCGAGCCGCTCCTGTCGGGCTTCCTCTTGCTGTGTAGCAAGGGACTCCTCTAGTGCCTTGATCTTGAGTTGAGCCCTTTCGTATTCCGAGAGGTTCTTCTCTTCGATCTCAGCCTTCCACCTCTTTAGGTCCTCAGCCTCCTTGCGGATAGCATCGAGTTCCTTCTTGGTGGCGGTCAGGGCTTGGTCCTTACCAGCCAGCCGCTTCTTATAAGTGGCGACGTCTTCGCCCTCGACCTGAGTGGGCGTATCCTCAACAGGGGCCGTAGCCTCTACTGCTGGGATCTGAGCCGACTCGGCGGGAGCCTGAGTCACGACTTCATCCGGCATTACTGTACTCCTTCTTCTTCCACGGAACTTCCGTGGATTCCTTCTTTATTGACCGAAGCGGTTATAACGCTCGGCCTTCGGGTCGCCTGTTGCTACCCCGAACACATCTTCTATTGCCCTAAAAACGCTTTGAGCATTTCCAAGGACCGTACCCCTCGTTGCCTGATCCCTGATCAGTCCGAGTGCCCGTTCCCATTGCACGCCCTCTCCACGGAGGCCCGGCTGCACGACAGACTGTCGCATCCACGACGGGATGCTAAAGCCGATCTGCGACGGGATCGCAGGGAAGAGCATGTTGACAAAGTAGAGGAAGTCTGGATTATCGTTTAGTAGGTCGACAAGGAAATTGTCTCCATACTGGAGTTCCGTATCGACGTACTCTGAGATTTCTCGGTAGGCATTGTAGCCCACACCAATCCGCTGCTTTTGTGTAAACGGAACCCGAGTGAACATCGCCCGACTAAACTCTGGGATGATCTTGGTGACCATGTACGACAGCGGGTAGACCCCAAGGAACGGATGGTTTAGCGAACGTACCGCAAATGGGATGTCCTGCGCATAGTAGATTGATCGGCTTGCGACCTTCGCGCCACGGTCAAACGCGTACATGAATGCGTCAACCGCATCATAGTACAGCGCCTGCTCCGCTGCGGTAGCGCCGGCAATCTTAGCCACGCGATCCTTGGTGAGTAGGCTATCCACGTACTTGGCCGCTGCGGCAGGGTCATTTCGGATGGAGTAGTCAACTGCAAGGTTGTATGCGATAGTGTATGGATCTTTAGTCCCATAGAACTCAATAAGGTTATCGAGAGTCTTTGGGGAGTTTACCCTAAGTGCATCAACAAATTGCTCGGATGCCTCTCTCGATGCAATCTTTTCAAAGGCACGCTGCTTGCGTCCGCCGACGTCTGTTACCTGCTTCATGATAGGGTTTCTATTCAACTTGTCAAGAGATGTCATGAAGCGCGTGCTGTGTCGTGCCACTTCGGTATTGGCAACAAGTCCTGCACGCATGATAGCCTGTTGCATGTCACCATACTCACGGATAACTGAACGACGGCCTGCAAATGAACGGGAAATGATTCGTGAATAGTTCTGTCCAAGGATCTCGTCACGGGTATCCCCATAGATGCCTCGGAGGTACTGGAAGAACTTCGGCTCAATGTTTTCTTGGACATAGCGGAAAAATGGGTTGAATGCACTGAACCTGACAAGCGGGTAGAAGAAGTCAGTCAGCAACATGATTTGTGGAAGTTGCGTCTTCGCACCAGCAGACAACTTTGGTAGGATACCGATCTGAGAAAGGTCTCCATCGTAGGAATCCAGCAACAGACGGAGTGTTGGGTCAATCCTTCCACCCTTCTTGCGCATCTCGCTGGCGAATCTGTCGTAGTTCTTTTCTCCGCCAAGTGCCTTCCTGGCAATGTCCTCCAACTGACCTCCGACGGATGACAGTCCGGCAAGACCTTTTGCCGACATCTCTCGCTTGGAAGCCTCGTTGTGGATTTCTGTCCACACTCGACGCGCATCAACACGAGAGATATTCACGTCTGAGGCCCCGATTAAGAATCGTTCGTATGACCGCTGGCGAATGACGTTAGATCGTCGCTCACCAAGAGTCATGTCTACAAGTCGTCGGTAGGCAGACCTTGTGTCTCGCAGTCCGTCCTCTGCACGCAATGCCACGCCCGGCTTAAACGCGTCGTCGACTAGGTCGGCAAACGGAGCGACAGAACGCATTGTAACCTCTCGACCAGAGAGTGAGTCGAACGAGTCCACGATCTCCTTAAGTCCATCTTCTGGTGCGAGAGACAGTCGATAGCCAATGCTCTCAGCCGCGTCCGAAAGTTTTCGTGCATCTTCTGGAAGATTGGCTAGTGCACCAGCACCAAGGACCTGCACGCGAGCAGCCCTATCGTTGAGATACTTAAGGAATGATTCCCGGTCAATGTCTCCTGCGGAGGTCTTTCCAAACTTGGCGAAGAGTTCATCGTACTGGTCGACGTATCCACGGATAATTTCGCCAACACCCTCTTCTGATGCGTTTGTTACGGCGGCGTCAATTTGCTTGACCACATCGTCCGTAAGTGATCGTGCGCTGGCAAGCGTTAGGCGTTGCGAAAGAGGATCGGTTGCCCCTGCCCGGTACTGTCCAATATCGCGGCGGATCTTACCAAAGGCATTCTGTCGCGCCCACTCGAGGGCGTCAAGGGCCTTCTCTCGGTTACCGGACCGAACCGTTGTCATGATCTTTGAGATCACGGCAGCGGCCTCGTCGTCAGCCAAACCAAATGAGTAGTTCACCCATCGTCGGACCTGGTCCTCCGCTGCCACGGCGTCGTCCACGAGGCTGTCAAGTTCCAACTTATTTCGTCGGATAATCTGCGCCGCCCCGTCGTCGATGTCGTCAATGTAGTGGGAAGAACGGGCCTTGAGAATCTCTGCCGTCGTGCGTTCTTTCACTTCTCGTCGAACGTTCTGATTTTGAATAGATCGTTGAAGAATCCTGATCTCTTCAAGCACTTCATTTTCGGTCATGCCACGACGCGCCTTGTCGACGATCTCGTCGAATCGGCCTGCGCCATCCGGCAAGGCTGCCTCGAATACCTCTCGGGCACGCTTAAGGTCCATCACCACGTCGCCCTTGCGAGCAAGTTTTGGGTGTACCGCCAGAACGATATCGCTGACAATTCCTTCGGCTACCTCTTCTGCTCGAAGCATGGAGTCGGTAAGGAATGAGTTCTGCGCTGCGCCCTTTTCAAGCCCAGCAAGAGTCGAGTTGAGGTTCTCAATCGACTGGTTTGCAAGATTTACCTTCTTGCCATTGACGACCTTGGGAACGGCACCGATAGTATTGTTAAGGTCTTCCCAAAGTTTTACGTCAACAGATTCACGGAGCACCTTCTGCCCACGCTCTGCGGCGATACGTGCGATTGCTGATTCTCCGGTTGTTGCGTACTTGACTGCCTTTACACCCTTGGCTGCGGCAGAGAACGGCTTGGTGATCCACGTTGCTGGAATGAAGTTGAGTGGGTCCAGGATCAGTGAGAGGGCAAGGGCACCGAACCCGTCGCCATATACCTTACCCTGCTTCTGAAGTTCCTCTGCGGCCTTGGAATGGTCTCCGGCATTGATAGCATCCCGCACGGACTGCGGAAGATCTGCGTAGGCATCTGTGCCCTTTTCGATTGTTCGCACACGAGCCTCGGAAACTCCACGCTCTACCACCTTTCCGGGGACAGCAAGTGCCTCAAGACCAATGTTTGCAGCGGTCTCGACTGCCTTGACGGGGACGTCAAGAACCTTGCCAACAGTTGGGCCATCTTTGAATCCAATCTCAGAGACTCCCTTGGCAACACCGCCAATGATATCGGTAATTCCCTTGCCAACAAACGGGACAGCCTGGATCAATGATGACCCAATGCCAACCGCGGCTTGTGCAAGCATGCCAGCCTGACTGGTAATCTCCTCAGGCTTGTCTGCTAAGGAAACATCAAACTTTCCAGCAGAGGTTGATCCGGAGGTAGATACCCTACCGCCATAAGCAATTTTAGGAACAGTGATGGTTGGCGATGTTCGTCGCCCGCCTCGGCGAGGATCAACAATCGATGGCATTAGACCCCACCAGCCCTACCCGTCAAGCGGGTTGATACTGGAGCAACAGTGCTGACCTTGGGCTCAAGTGCCCTAATCATTCCAATCGCCTCGGACTGGGTATCTCCTTCAGAGAACTTAAGCCCAAACTTGGCTCCCATCGCCTGAACCGGAGCGGTTGGGAATGGAGATACAAATGCCTTTACAGGGGCAACGGATGCCGTTGGTCGCACAGAGGCGAAGCCCTCGCTGTACGTGTCTCCCGGTCGCATTGCGGATGTCATCGCCTTAACGCTGGTGACTGGGGTTGGTACCCCGACACCAGCCATCGCGCCACCGTCACGTCCCTTACTGACGTTGCGGAAGAAGAAGTCCTGAGATACTGCCGTACCAGTCGTGGTGGCCTTTGGAGCCTTCACGAATGGAGAAACCTTTGGATTATCAACTGCCTTGCTAACGTCAATGACCGCAGGGAAGTACTGGCTCTTTTCGTCAAGAGGCTTACCAAATGTAGAAACCTCGGTAGCCTCTGGCTTTCGGACGAATACACCCGGAGACTTCTCAATATATGCATCGGCGTAGTTCATATATCTCCACTTGGCTTGGCCATTTGGGCCAAGGGCAAGGATTTCCGCTCGGCGCGGTGATCCGTCAATAGTAGACGAGCCTCCAACGAACCTGTCGAACACGTCAACCGCTGCCGACGTATCAATGTTGGCCTGCCTGTCAAACCCTAGGTTTCGTTCACCAGCCCGGAAGGCATTAAACTCGGCGGATTGAGCCTTGATCTCGGCAACCTTGGTGTCAAACTCTTGCTGCTCTTCTGGGGTTAGAGAATTCCTAATCGCATCAACACCCTTGATGTTAAAGCCAGCGCCAGAGAACCCTGCCGATACTGGAGGGAGTGCGGCCTTAACCGTTGAAACTTCGATCTCTTCACCCGGGTACTGAGCAAACTGGTTAACGCCTCTGGACTTTACCTGATCAGCGTCGTCTGTGGTTAGTTGGAATGTTACTCGGATAGGATTTCCATCAACGTCGGTCTCAGGGAATCCACCGTTGGTTGTCTTGAATGGCGGCTTGGTATATGTCTTTCCTGTTCCGTCAACCCAGATTCCCTTATCCGGGAAGTGATACCCCCACGTTACAATCTCTTTTGCTTGGAAGGTTCCGACAACCGGAATTCCTTGACGAATCGTCGGCACATTTGCGCCGTCGGCGTTCTTTTCTAGGAACATAAACTCGCCACTGAATCGATTTACTTCTCTATTTGGAATGGTTGATCCAACACCGTTAGCATCAATAAACCTGACAGACCGTCCGCTTGCAATACCCTCTGAGTTAGCGCGGGTTTTTGCAGCCTCTTCTGCCTCAACCTCTGTATTTGTTCGACCCTCTTCGGCCTGTGGAAGCGTGTAGTCCAGCATGGTATTTCCGTAGCCCTGAACCGAAACGCCCTCAACACCTGCTCGGTAGATATCCCGTTCGTTCTGGATTAGTCCACCAATCTGTGGATTGCTAGTGACTGCAATGCCCTTTCCGAACATGGTCGTGCTTTGGCCATTGAGGAACGATAGCCACTCCTTGTTGATTCTCTGAATCACGGAGTCATCTCCATTAGCCTCTTCGATCCTCCGCGCCTTGATATCGTAGGCGTCCTCGTAGTCTTCGATTGCCGTATCCTGACCGGCATACTCACCGATCAGTTTCATCTTGTTCCTAATCGTGGCAACCTCTCCACCAGTTCCTGCTCCGATTGCCTTAGCGGTTTCTCGAAGCGAGTTGGCAGCGTCTTTGTAGTCAGCATATACTGCATCAAAACGTGCTTGCTCTTCTGGGAATAGGTCGAAGTATCGAACGAGGGCAAACGGATCTGCGCCAAGGACCTGATCAATCGTGATGGTCCCGCCGGTCTGCATTCGAAGGTCCTTCATGTTTGCACCGGTTACGTAGGTAGCAGCAAGGGACGCGAACTCATTTAGTTGAGTCTCGGCGTTAAGAGCCTCGGTCTTTCTCGCAGCGTATGCCTCGTTTCCTGCTCGTTCCCTAAGTTCAGAAAGATTGTTTCGGTATTCTGCAATAGTATTTCGGATGGTCTTGTTTGCAAGTTCAGACTGTCCAAGTCCATCAGCCTCAAGCCCAGCAAGCGCCTCACGAGCCCAATCGATGTAGGCCTTAGTTGACTTGATCTCTGCGCCAGTTCCCTTGCGCTGAGAGTTGATAATCTTTCGGTATTGATTATTTTCTTCGGCATTCCAAACAAGTGTATGGTATTTCACTTTTAGATCAAATGTTGTTGGAGATCCAACGTCAAGTCCGCGAAGAGCGACGTCAACTGCGGCCTTGTATCCCTCCTTGGTTACCTGACCATTGGTATATGAGGTTCCCTCACGCGTAATGATCTTGTCCGCACGCCCAACAATAGCGTTTTCAAGCGTGCTACCAGATAGTCTGCCAAGGGCAATATCAGTCTTCGACAGGAGTTCGTCAAATGTTACAGAGCCAGCCTCGTACATCTTTCCAACGATATCGACAAAATCTTCGGACTTCTCTGAGAGCAAAGCCTCAAACTCTTGTCGCTCCTCTGGCGATAGGTCCTCTTTGAGAAGGCCTGACACGGTAGAATAGAAGTCTTCATATGAATCGCCAGAAGATGAGTTGAATGCCGCAGAGGCAGAGTTGGCCGTTCGGCTTCTCTCCGCCCGCTGAGCATTTTCGAGCATGTTCTGGTAGTAGGCGTATTCAGCGGAGTTAGGGTCTAGTCCCTGTGTCCTTGAGTTTACGTACGCCTCGATGTCTCCGGCATTCGGGACAGCCCCTCCGTACATGGTCTGATCGTTGAACGCATTGAGCAGCGCACTCTCGTTGCGCTGAATGCTGTTCTGGATCAGGTTGCTGATGAACGAACTGAGGTTGGCTGACCCTGAGGTTGCCCGACCGAATCTACCGCGACGTGCCATTAGACAATCTCCTCAGCGACTGGCGCTGCGTTCTCGGCTAGGGCGTTGGCCGGGGTGGCCTCTGCCGGTACCTGTGACTGGTTCTCTGGTTGGTTAAGCGACTGCGTACCAGCCGCTGGTGCTTGTAGTGTTCGTGCAACATTTGCCACGCTGGCCTGCTGCTGAGCAAACTGATCGGCCGCTGCCTGCTGCTGCTGGAGCCCCATCTGCTGGAACATCTGCATCAGGTTGGCCATCGCCATCACGGACGACGGGTTGATGGTTGCGTCGGTCTGCTCCTCGCGGATGACCATCATCTCGCCCTCTGGGTCCTCTACGCCCACACGGTCCATTGCGCGCTCCGCGCTCCAGACTCGGTTCTGGACGAGATTGATTGCCGTCTGTGCCAGTTCGAGCGTGTCTCGTGGCGTCAGTTCTGGCGGGGTGATGTCAAGTCGATAGTTGCCGTTGAAGACAAGGCCGACCTCTGGTTGCTTCTTCTCCCAGATCTGTGCGCACATCTTCCACGTCTGCTTGATCCACGAGTAGAGCAACTTGCGCTTTGGCGCAATGCGTGCCTCGTAGTTGGCGACGAGAGAGGCAATGGCACGGGACGATCCGAGCACTCCCGACGGCGCAAGGCCGAGGAGGAGGTCGTTCAGGCCCGTTACCACCGCGATCTCACGGTCGATACGGCGGTTGTAGTCTTCGATCTGGAACTGCGGAATGAACGGAGAAATAGGACGGATCTCGTTGCCAGGGCCAGGTGTTGCCATCTTGCCGGGCTTCGGGATTGCGTTTGGTGGTACCTCGTCAGGTGCCTCTGGTCCAACCAACTGGAACATCTGTCCGCCGATGACCGAGTGGATCATCTGCGCCTGGTTGGTGATACGCTCGTCCTTCTCGCGGAGCAACTGCTCCACGTCGTAGAGTTCTGGCTTGCCGTACGGGCTTCCCGGAACCTTAGCGTTCGCAAGGAGGACGTACGGGATCTCGCCATTGAACTCAGGGTGCGAAGTGTTCTTGACAACCGTGTTGCCGACGAGGATTGCATTGTATACCGTCGGGGCCTTGCCCGGTGCTCCCGGTACCTTGTACCAGTAGTCGAACACCTCGACCTGCTGCATCTCGTACGGGGTCTCGCGTCTGAGCGGGTTGCGCTCAAACTGATTCTGGTAAACGTTGGCAATTGGGTCATCGTGCGTCGAGGCAGTATAGTTGTACCACTTGCCGCCCTGCTGGGTGGCGACGACCTTGATGCCGTAGTCCTCTTCGACCGCCTGCGGGCTCATGCCGTAGGTGTAGAGAGCCCAGTCTAGTCGGCTAAAGTCGGACATGCCGAAGCCGAGGTACAGGTTCTCTGGGGTCTGGACGATGCGGATGCGAGGAAGTTTTGCCTCGGCATCCCAGTAGATCTTGCCTGCGGTGTAACCGTAGAGGGACTTGATGAAGCAGGCATCTTCGAGCATGAGATCAAACTCATTCTCTTCTGCCCATCGGAAGAAGAGTCGCTCGGCATCAGCCGCAGCATCACGGTCCTCTGGGGCCTCACCGGCAGGGACGTAGTTGATAACCGGCATAACGGCTTGGAGCGATGCCGGGATGTTGACGTAGGCGGCGTGCACGTTGACCGAGACGTGTGCTCGTCCCGCCGTGCGTGCCGTGGCGTCATCGGCCCAGTGGTCAGGACCACCGATGGTGATGACGTTCGGGTGATAGAGATTGTCGAAGCGTCGGAACAGTGCTCGGAGTCGGTTCTGCTCTGGCTCTGCCGTCTGCTTTCGCATCAGCACTTCGCCGTAGAGCAGGTAGTTCTCGTCCTGTTCGGCCGGGATGTTCTGCATCGACAGCGACGTCTCAAGCAACTTGACCGATACGGCCTGAGCCTCAGTCAACTTATTGACATCGAGTTTCTGGAATCGCTTGGCAAGCGGCTTGCCCTGTCCGCCAGCGGAGGAGTTAACACGGGTAGGGCTAGTAGCAATAGCGGGGCCAGTAGCAGCAATGCCGCTGGTCGCCCCGGCTGGGGCTCGACGGGAGGAAGCGCCGGAAACCCCAGCCGGGGACGTAGAAGTCTTAAGTGGCGCACCACCGCCGAGCGGTTCATAAACACGCTCTCCGCGGCCAATTCGCTTGGCCTTATCAACAGCCTTGCCGATAGAGGCAATCTGTGCTGGAGTCGCTACATCAGGGTCAGTGGTGTACTGTCCTGGAATTGCTCGTGTCCCCTGAAATGCGCGGGGAACGCCTCGTACCTTAGCCATCAATCACTCGCTCCATAATAGGTGAACACCGGGTCTTGCACTGGCTTCTCCGGGTTCCTTGCCGCGTACCATACAGCGAGGGCTAATGCCATCACCGCGTCTGTTTCTAGTTTCTTATCGTTCAACTTGTATGAAAGCAACTGCCTTCGAAGATCGTCCCACGGTTGCCCGCGAGGGATGACCAATGTGCCGTGATCCATCATCGCCTTTAGCGTCGAAAGCAAGGCCAACTTCTTGGACTTGGTTCCACCAAAGTCATAGCCACGGAGTGGCTTGATCACGTTAAATTCTTGACGGAACAGGCGTCCTCCGAGCCCAGTCTCGTCTACAATAGTGG